CGCTCGTGCCGACATAGATGTGCCGCACCTGATCGGCGGAAAGCCCGAACTTCGTATAAGGGATGTTGTCGGCAAGCTTTTCGGCAGTGACGGACTTGTTAGCATATTTTGGCGTTGTGATCGATCCGTCCGCGATCTGGCCGCTCGCCGCCTGTTCAATCGCCGCCCGAAGCTGCGCAAGCAGCTCCGTGAACTGCGCGTTGATGACGCTTGTGTCAATGCTCAACGTGTCGGTCACAAGGCCGCATACGTCCGGGTTTTGCCGCTCGTCTGTAATCATGGAAGCCGTGATTGCGGTCGTACCGGCGGCAACGGAAATCTGTGCAAGACTGATCTGCCGCTTCGTTCCGCTGTTGGTCAGCGCCGGAGCTACCGCCGTGCTGGATGCCGCGCCTTTCAGGATTTTAATTTCCGGGCGGTCAACGTAGTTCGTGGTTTTCCATTCCACAATAACGCGGTCAATACGGTTCAGAACGCCGTCCGCCGCGTCAATGGCAAGCTGCAACTTCGCGCCGCTCATGCTCTCTGTGTCATTCCACCAGACAACGCCGTCAGCGGCGGCGTTTGCCATCCAGCCTGTGCCGTCCGACACCGTGACCGCCATTCCCGGCGTTGCAAGCGCGGCAACCGCCGCATTTCCTGACGCGGCAAAAACGCCGGACGTTCGCCCATGCAGCCAGCGCATAACGTCTTCCGCGCCGCTGTATTCGTCTTGGTTATTCGGGAAACTCTTAATTTCAGCCATTTAATTTCATCTCCCCTAATGCAGTTAATATTGGATCACCGAGAACAATTTCGGTGCTTGTGCTGTTTGCGTCCATTTTGTACTTTACACCGGTAATTCGGGCATTGAAGGACACGCCGAAGCGGACGGACACGCAAGAAACAACATCGCCGAGATTGTAGGCAACGCCAAGATCGGCGCTGTCAATCGCAACGGAAAAGGACTTGCGCCGTATGCGCTTCCCAAGCTCCATTGTGGCATAGGCTTTTGCCCGTGCCTTGCAGTCTGTTTCGCTCTCTTCGTCCTCTTGCCGGACGTTCGTGTCAAACCAGACTTCGCGGCGCGTGTCTCCGGTTGCCGTGCCGACCTCTTCGATGAATTCAACACCGTCTTTCAGCGTTCCCGTGGCATAAGCAAAGTTTTTCAGCGTCGAATCATCGTCATTTATGACAAGCTCCTGCGCCGTTCCTTGCTCTTCGGAAAAGACAACTGCGTGTATGCCCGCCGTCAGGTCTGCGCCCTTGTAAATCTTGAAGGTGTGGGAAAGCGTTTCGGCGTCCCACACCATTTTTTGACCAAGCCCTGCTTCTTCCAGATAGGGCATGATCTCATCCAGAAGCTGACCGCCTTTCAGAATCGCGTCTGTGGCTTCTGTAAGCCCCGCAGCAGCCGCCGTCGCAAGTCGTGACATATTCCGCAGGTTCGCGTTGACAAGCGCGTACACGCCGCTTTCCAGCGTTGTCAGGTGGTGTTCGGACGCAATGCAGCGCTTATTCAGCAGCCAGTTTGCCGTGTAGCCATTCGCCGTGATCCTGTTCTGATCTGTGTCGTGCTTTGTGTTGACAATGAAATATGTCACGTTTCTTTCTGTGTCAAAGAGCATATTGCCGACTTGCAATGCGGTGATATTGTAATCATTGACCGGCGCAACAACGGTCAGCTTGCCAATGTCGTTGTAGTAGACGGACATTTGCACGGAAACAGCGTGTGTCAGTTCATACCGTGTGGAAAAGTCCGAAGGATAGATTTCAAGGCTCATAGCGCGATCCCCACAATCTCTGTTGCAAAGTCAACGTCCACCTGAAGGTTTTCCAGTCCGGACGCCGCTTCCGGCTTCAGAACGTTATCACCAACATCCAGCCGGAACAAATTGCTTGACAGGCTCAAAGCGCCCCGGCAGTCTCCGTCCGCGGATGACGTGACATAGGTTCTTTCGTGTGTGATCTCCACAACAAGCCTTTCGCCACTGACAAGCGTTTTCTTAATCAGCAGAAATTTTCCCGTTGTTGCGTTGGTGATTTTCGGATTTACAACATCACCTTTTGCAACAAAGGTTGCCGTGTAGGGAATAGGCACTTGCCCGCGGTTCGCAACATTCATGAACTGCGTCTGCATCAGCGATCCGAAGCGATACGTCTTTGAGAAATTGCAGGGCAGCCGGAAATATTTCTGAACGCCGGAAAGCGTGGCGCTTGCGGAATCGTCTTTACACCAATACGGATACGCAGCCAGAAGTGAAAGCTGAAACTGTGCAAGCTGTCGCTTCGGCTCAATCGTCGGTGTTGCCGTAGGATAAACGGATAGATAATAGTCATTCGCATACAGCTTGCCGCCGAGATCGGGACGAACAACGGACAGAAGCTTTTCCTTGTTCTCCGTCTGCATATCGCCCACAAGATAGCCAGTGATAGTGACCGGGCGCGGCTGGATGTTGGTGCTTTGGATCGTCGCGCCGACCTGATTGATGCCCTGCGCCTGTGATAGATTGATGGACAGCGTGTCAATGCCGGAAGGCTTATTGATTAAAAAGCCCCCGGCATAGTCAAACGTGATGCTGTCGCCGTTGTCGTTGATGTAGCGGAACAGCTTGGAAAGATTGTTGAAATTCAAATTGCCCACCTCGCTTGCTCGAAATAAGCCGCCGTTGCGCTCGCAAGCTGAACGGGCGTCTGCGCCGGTGCGTTGATGTACTGATTGATAACGACGCCGTTTCCAGCGCCGCCGTTGCCCTTGCGCCATGCGTCGGCTTCGGATGCAGTCAGCACCGCTTCGCCTTCGTGCAGAATTGCCGGGAATCTGTTATACGGAACAAAATCAATACCCGAAGCTGCGAAAGAAGGATTGCCGCCGGTTGGATCGTATCCACCGCCACCGCCGCCGCTGTTGTTGTTGCCATTGACGTTAACATCGACATTGAGATTGCCGAACAGTCCGTCCCAAATTCCTTTGAACCAGTTTTTCAGCCCCTGCCATGCGTTGGAAATTCCTTCGCGGATTTTGGCCACGACCTGCGAGCCTACACCAACAAGGCTTCCCCACATTTCGCCAATGCCTTCAACAATGGTCGTTATGATCTCACCAGCAGATTTGCCAAGTGCGAAAAGGTTGTCGGCGATGCCGGAAACGATCTGCACGACGATTTCAGCCGCCGACAACAGGAGCTGCGGCGCGGCTGCGATCAGTTCCTGCACCAGCCTTGAAATGATCGTCGGCGCTTGCGCAATCAGAATCGGCAGCGCAGCGATAAGACCTTCCGCCAGCGCGGAAATAAGATCGACCGCCGCATCAACAAGAAGGTTGACATTTTCTACAAGCGTCATCACGATCTGCAAAACGACATCAACGATTGTCGGAATCAGCGTCGGAAGGCTCTGTGAAATGCCCGCTGCCAGAGCAAGGATAAGCTGACCGGCGGACGATACGATGATCGGCAAGCTGGAAATCAGCGCCGTAATAAGTGTGTTGATGATCTGCGGCGCACTGCCTGTGATTACCGGCAAAATGGTTGCGAGAATTGCCGGAAGCTGACTTCCAAGGCTGTCAATCAACGTGACAATGCTGTCAATAATACCCGGCAAGAGCTGATTGATAAGCGGCGGGATTTCCGGCGCAAGCTGCGCGACAAGCTGCGATATGCCCGTTGTCAGGCTCGGCAGAATGTCACCGATTGCCTTTGCAAGAAGTTTGGCAGAATTTACGACCGTTCCGACAAGCGCGTCAACGCTTCCCGTGCCGGTCAGCCAGTTATCCCAAGCTGCTTTTGTGGATGCAAGACTGCCCTGAATGGTCGTGGACGCTTCCAGCGCCGTTGTGCCGGTGACGCCCATTTCTGTTTGCACATCGTGAATGGCGTTGACGATATCGGCATAACTGTCAATGCTGTATTTCGTCATGTTGCCCTGCGCCTTGTTCAATGCGTTTGCATCGTCAATCAGGCGCTGCATTTCCTCTTTTGTTCCGCCATAACCGAGCTTCAGGTTGTCAAGCATGGTATAGTTCTGCTTTGCAAAACCGGCATAGGCGTTTTGAATGGATTCCATGCTTGAACCCATCTTGTTTGCGTTGTCGGCCATGTCAACAACCGCCATGTTGCCGATCTCTGCCGCTTTTACCGTATCGCCGCCCAAAGACTGAAGCAGGGAAGCAGAAAAGCTTGTGACCGTCTCCATGTAGTCATTGGCAGACAGCCCAGCGGTCTTGTAGGCGTTGTTTGCATATTCAAGGACTTTCGCGCTGCTATCCTTGAAAAGCGTTTCCACGCCGCCGACAAGCTGTTCATATTCGGCATAGTTTTCAACGGCGGATTTTGTAAGCGCGGCGATTCCGGTTGCTGCTGCGCCGATCGCCGCAAGGGACGCTTTTCCAACGGTTTTCGCAACAGAACCAAAGAATTTTCCTATCTTTTCGCTTGCTTCTTTTGCCTTGCCCGTTGTGTTGGCAAGCTCTCTATGCGCTTCTTCGTTGTTCACGGCGATTCTGCCGAAAATTTTAAATAGTTCCAATGACCTTCACCTTCTTTCCGTGAAGATAAAATAAAAGAAGGCCACCGGAAACGTGACCTTCTATCTTGTGTTGCCCCTCTGGGCATGATTCCACCTATCCGAAAGCTGCATATCTATTGCCGGTGTAAGCTCTCCGACAAGGACGCCGGAATCAAGCCGTACACCATGCGGCATAGACCGTGCAAGGAAATCAATTAAAAGCTGCGTCTGCTCGATGAGCGTTTTTCGGACGCCCTCATTCTCGCCCCTTACCGCTATGCGGACATAATCCAGCAGCGTATCAATGGGCGCTATGGCTTCCGCTCCGGCTTCGCCGCCGCCAAGCAACGTATCGCCCACACGCCCGAAGATTGTTGCTTTGTCAAGGATGCCGCCTTCGGCGTTCCACTTGACATTAAAATTCGGAAGCTTGCCTTTTCCGGCGATGCCAAAAGGAGCTTTTCCGCCTGACACGCTGATCTTCGGGATTTTCAAGTTGCTGAAAATCTTTCCGATACTCAAAGGGAAGAAGCCCTTGATTTTGTCAATGGCGTTCTTTACGGCGTCCCGCGCTCCCTCGATCTTGTCAGCAATGGCGTCCTTAATGTTGCCGAAGGTGTTCTTCACCTTGGAAACAGCGCTTTTCAAATCCCCAAACTTGTTTTTGATCCACGCGACCGCTGACGATGTTGCCGACTTGATTTTCTCCCACATCTTCAGCCAGAAGTTGCGGAAGCCCTCGTTGTTTTTCCAAAGGTACACGAAAGCCGCCACAAGGCCGATAATAAGCGAGACAATAAGCCCGATTATATTTGCCTTCATTGCCAGATTCAACGCCTTCACGCCGCCTGTGACAAGCTTCAGCGCGGTCGTGGCCTTGCTCATTATGCTGCCCCACTTCAGCACAAGGACAAACCCGGAAACCGTGACCGTTGCCGCAAGGATGCCCGCCGCCCACGCCTGCACGGTGCTTTTGTTCTGCTTGAACCATTTAATCATGTCCTTTATTTTCGTTATAAAGGATTGGAGCAGGGGAACAGCAGCGGCAACCATTTCAGCGGTCTTATTCTTGATAGCGGTCAATATAGGTTCGCCGACGCGCCCAAGCTCAGCAAAGGCAGACGATAGCTTTTCATTGGCTCTATTTGCCGCCATAACGTATTTATTCGTCTCTTTGTACTGCTCGGACGCTTTCTTATATGTGCCGTTAAGCGTGTCCATAATGAGCTTCTGGCGCTCCTGCTCGGTGCTGCAAGCGTCAAGTTTTGCCTGAAACTCTTCTTCTCCGATTCCTGCCCAGTTCAGCGCATCGACAAGGCCGCCTGTAAGCTGTCCGGTTTTCGCGGTCTCGTTAGCCGCTTCTGTCAAGCCCTCAATGGGCAAGCTGTCCCCGAACGTAGCAAAGACGCCGGTGCAAATGTCCGTCCATGTCTGCAAATCCTTTTCGTTATCCGTCATTACGGCAAGATGGTTTGCGGCTTCGACCGATACGTCCGTATCGCCAAGGACGGCTTGCAAGTCTTGATACGTCTTTTTTGCCGCTTCGGAAGAATGTCCGTTCGTGACAAAGGCCGTGTCAAGCTTGCCCATTTCGGTTCTATATTCTCTGGAACTTTCGATTGCTGCTATCCATGCGCCGCCCAAAGCAGCACCGGCAGTCAGCACGGATTTTCCGATTTTCAGCGCAGATTCGCCGATCTTCTTAAAAGACGAATCGGTTTTCTTGCTTCCTGCTTCCGCTTTGTTCGCGGTATCGTCAATGGCTTCTTTCGCCTGTGCGTTGTCAACGGCAATCGTGCCGAGCAGCTTGAAAAGTTCCATGTTGCTATCCCCCTAATTGAAATAGGGCAGATAGGGGCTGCATTATGCGTCAGGTGGCACAAAATCCATTTCCATTGTGTGCTTCACAATGGCGGCAAGCTCTTCTTTCGTTGCGGTTTTCGGTGGCTGACGGTTCATTGCATCGCGGCATTCGGCGTAGGATCGTTCAAAATCCTTGTGCAGCCAGAATTCCCACGTTGCCTTTTCTTCAAGCTCTTCGTTTCGGATGTCCACAAGCTCTGAAATGAATTCGTCAAGCCGTCCTGTCTTTATCATCTGATCCAGCAGGATCAACGGGCTTGAATATCGTTGAAACAGAAGGTCAATAAACCGGATGTCATTTAATGAAACAGCCCGGCAACATCCCCGAAAAAATCCTTGAATTCCTCTTTCTTGACCACATCAACGATCATTGAAAGGAAAACGTTCATCGGCAGCGCGGCAATCTCTTTCTTGCTCATGCCGGACAGCCCGGAAAGAAGTTGATAGATATCATCCTTGCACCGCGGAACGTTTGCGATGATGACGGACGCCACATCGACCGCAACCATCAGCCCCAGCGCCGTGGTATCGATCTCCGCGCCCTCTGCACCATCTTCTTTTTCGGCGGTCATGCCGCGAATTGCCGTGCGCAGCTCTTCCGATTCAAAGCAACCCTTGAATTCCTTTAGCCCGATGCCGGAAATGATCTTCAGCATCGGGAAAACGTCTTCGGCGGTCAGTCCGCGCAGCGTGTATGTTTTTTCGGTCATGTATTAAAACCCCTTCAGAATTTTTATAGGATGTTGAAAAAAGGCAGGGGAGCCCCCTGCCTTTCCGTTTAAGTAGCCTTCGGATAGTAGATATGCCAAGGCAGCTTGTCCAGCTCGCCGGTCAGCTCGGCATAGCACTCGAAGGTATACTTGCCGACAGCGCCTTCCTTGTTCTTGCCTTCCTGCTCAAAGCCGGACGTAACAAGGGCATTGTCCAAAATGGCGATGATGTTTTCGCCTTCTAGCGTCTTTCCGACAAAGGCGATATTTTCCCAATAGTCGCCCGTGGCAATGTTGGACTTGCTTTCGATAACATCATACTTTGCAACGTCGGCGGAAGTGCCTTCCGTGCCGAACGTTGCCGCCTTGATGATGTCTTTCGTCAGCTCAATGAAGTTGACTTCCATGCTCGCGGTCTCGCCGGTCTTGGCGGCAAGTCCCTTCGCTTTCACAAGAACACCGTCAACCTCAATGTTGGTGATCTCCGGGATAATTGAAAGCTTAGAGCCGCCGGAAGTAGCGCCGACAAGGGACGCTTCAAAGTTCCACGCATTGGACGTGTATTTCAGCCCCTTGTGGATCGTGCCAGCACCGAAAAGAATGTTTTTCGGCGTGTTTTCGGTCACGCCATGCTTTCCAGTAATCATATGTTCACACTCCATTCCTGCACGGATAGATTGATCTGGACGCTCTTCAGCTCGGCGTCCTCTTTCGGGATAATCAAGGCCGAATCGTAAAAAATGGCCACGGCTGAACCATCGTCAGCCATGACCGTTTTTCCGCTCACCTTGTTAAAATAGGATTCAATTTTTGCTTTTGCCGTTTCAAGTTCAAGCCACGATCCCCGGTGAAAGCCTGTCAGCATGATCGTTGCCGTCTGCTGTCCGTCCTCATTCATCGGCGGGCTTTCGATGTACTCACCGACAAAATAGGGATAGACGATCTTTCCGGCAGCGTTCCCGGCGTAAGAGCCGAAGCCGTAGGCAATGCCAAAGGATTTCATGGCCGAAGAAACGATTTCAAGCGGTTTCGTTGTCATGTGCCCAGCTCCTTAAAGATTTCCTTCGCCCGGCGGATGATCGCGGCTTTCGTTCCTTCAAACGCTCTCTGAAGCGTCCGGTTCGGCGTTTTGCCTTTTGTATGATGCCAATTCCCGGAATCGTCCTGATACGACCAGCCGCCTTTTCTGCCGTCCCCGTGGGCGGCATATTCGCCCGTGCCGAACTCTTCCCAAATGGCATTTTCCAGCGGACTTCCGACTTTAGCTTCTTTCGCCGATTCGTTCACTTGGTGATTCCATGAGCCTTTCAACTGTCCGCTGGCGACGCGGGAATTTCGCCTTGCGGCTGATTCGATTTCTGAAGCGGCTTCTTCAAGGAACTGAACGGTTTTTTCATCAACTGCTTCATTTACCTGAATGCTGAAATCCTGAAATTGCACAGACATTTCACTGTCCCCCGGTGAACTTCAGATAAATTTCAAGCTGCGATCCGCTGCCCATCTCCATAGGATTATCAATCAGAAGCACGTCATAGACTTTGCTGTTGATAACCATCCGGGAATTTTCCGCAGCGATGCCGGACGCGAGCGCCACATAGTCAGCAATGAAAACGTGCGTTGATTCCTGAAGCTTGGCATTGTAGGTCGTATATTTGCTGTCACCAGCAGACAGGTCAAGCCAGCCTTTCAGCGTTTGGGCGTCTGCCCATGTCTTGACCTGCTCGCCAATGGCGTTCTGTGCGGTTGTGGCGGTCTGAATGACCGCTGTGATATTGCCGCCTATGCCTTTCATACTCTCAACCCCTGTCCAAAGCGAGCCTTCATATAAGGCTTCAGGAAGCCCAGCAGGGATTTGGGAAAGCCCATGGTGGAATTATCCCCGTCCATGTTGAAATACGTCACAGAATGGCGACTGATCGTCTCTGACTGGACGCCTACCTTGTCGCCGTTGTCGAGCTGCCATTTCAGCATATTAGCAACGCCAAGCTTGATGTCCATCGGATAGACAACCTTTGTTATGACAACGCCGCTTTCGTCAAACAGCTCTTCCTTGACCGTAATAATGCCGCCCGAAGATGTTCTGACGTTGACAAGCCCGGCGTTCAACTCGGATTCCGTGATCTGCAACGTGTCTCCGGCTTTGAAGGGATTGTTTGCCGCAGTCACAAGCTGATGACCGGAAGAAGCGGCCACAGCAACCGCCCGGAAAGCCCGAACCTGAAAATTGTTGTTGGTATATGCCCGGATGAGCAGTTCAAGCGCCTGAAGACGTGCTTCAAGCGCCTGATCCGTTTCATCCGTTGTCACAAACTGCCGCAGTTCGGCAACGGTCATAATCATAAGGTTTCAGCCCCTTACTTCTTGAACTTCGCAAGAACGACCTTGGAAGTGTTGGACAGAGCGACGGCGTAATGCTTGTCAACGGAAATGTCCGTCTTGCGGGCAAGGCTCACGCGGTCAGTCTCAACGTTGGTGTCGCGTTTGAGATAGATCGTGATCGCGGCGGCGTCGTCCTCGGTTTCCGTTTCGTTGTTCAGCTTGACGATAGGGCAGGCGTAGCAGTCAGTCTGACTGCCGGTTTCTCCAACTTTCACAACGGGGACTTTCTTGGACGGAACAACGCGGCAGTTGGCGATCATGCCGATCTCGCCGGTAAGGATAATGCCCGCCTTGTACTTGTCAGCGCTGATGAAGTCGGAATCCTTGCGAAGCTGCGTGACCTGCTTCGGATGGACAAAAATGACCTTCTCGCTGTTGACCTCTTCCTCGAAAAGATCAATGGCGTCAACGATGCCGGAATACTTGATCGCAGCGGCGCTGCCGTCATAGGTGAGCTGCGCCCCCTGAAGCGCGGTCATGGCGTCGTTGTCTACCTTGGAAGCAATGGACTTAGCAAGCTGGTTGTTGGTCTCGCCGACGGGATTGCCGTAGCCGGAAAGGACGGCTTCGTCCGTCAGCTCAACGGCCTTCATCGCCTTTTTGACGGTGACGGTCGTGGTGGAAGCGGTCAGCTTCACGGTTTCGGCGGCAACACCTTCGGCAATGTCGGCAGCGTCGCCGATGTAGGCGTACTGCGGCACGGTCACGGTGTTGCCGGGAATGCCTACAAGCGTAGTGTCGATCTTCGCAAAGGGCGCGACAACAATCTTATTGGCAATTTTCGCGGAAATCATATCCGCCATGACCTGCGGATTAATCAGGTCAGAAAGTTTGGTGGTCTGGTTAGCCATAGTTTAAATCATCCTCTCAAATTAATTTTTTGTAAGCTCTGCGTATGCAGTGGGATTCTCGTTGAACAGTTTCAGGCGTTCCTGATAGCCCATTTTGGCGAAGTCTTCCTTCGTCACGGAATCACCGCCGCCCTGATTGTCGGGCAGCTTGTTTTCGATGACCTTCTTGTTGCCGGAAGATTCAAACTGTGCCGGGAACTGCGTTTTCAGACCGGCCAGCTTGTCATCCATGCCCTTGATTTTGCCGTTTTCGTCAAGCGTCAGCTCTTCCGGCTTGTACTTCTCATGCAGCTTGAACGCCATATAGTTAGGATCGACCGCCTTTGCGTCACGAAGGGCAAGCTGGATCGCGTTTTCAAGCTTCGTCTTTTCAAGCTCTGCCTTAAGCTGCTGCACCTGCTGTTCATAGCCGGTAATCTCGCCCTGCAAGTCCTCATTGTCTTTCGTGCCTTTCTTCAGCTTGGCAATAAGGCCGTTTGCGGTGTCAAGCTCTGTGGTTTTGCCGTCAAGAAGCGCCTGAAGAGCGTCATACTTGCCTTTGCCGACATACTCGCCGCCAGCAAGGTTCGCAAGCTTGATCTGCTTGTCCTTGTTGGCTTCGTTGCCGTTGTAGGCATTGACCGCCGTTTCGAACTGCTTGTAAAGCTCTTCGCCCAAAATCTCTTTCAGAAATTCCATGTGTTTATCCTTCCTTTGTCGATGTTTTTTAGCGCGGTGTCACCGCAGACAAGCGCCTGTTTAAGCGTCCGGCGCAAGGACGATCTTGAACGGTTTAAGCGTCATGTTCGGGACTATGAAAAAAGCAGCTATTCGGGATTTCCGAACAACTGCTTTAATCTGTTTTTTCGGTCAGCCGATCATGGCTTTCCAAGTATCTTTTCCGACCTCGCCGTCAGAAAGAATCTTTGCTGCCGTCTGAAAAGATTTGACCGCGCTTTCGGTTTTCTCCCCGAAGCTGCCGTCAACATCCACGGACATTCCGCGAAAGACCAAAAGCGTTTGCAGAGCCTTTACAGAAAGCCCCGTGTGCCCTCTTTTCAGCAGGGGAAGGGTAACGGTGCAGGTTTCCGCTGCGCCGCTTGTGGGCGCTTCTGCGGCTTCTCCGGCAGCACCGGGAATCTTCAGCACCTGCCCTGCGTGGATAAGCTCGGAAGCCAGTCCGTTCAGCGTTTTTATTTCTTTCCAGCGCGTCCCGTCTCCGAGCTGATTTGCCGCGATGCTCCAAAGGGAATCCCCGGCCTTGACGGTGTAGGTCTTGCCCGTGCTGCCAGTTTCCTTGACAGCCGAAGAAGCGGTATTCCCTGCGCCTGTATAGCGCAAAATGTTTGTCCACGGGAAATTCTGATAACGGCGCTTCAAGAACTCGCGCCCGGTCTGATCTCCCGGTTTACCGCCTGTGATGCCGCCGTTTTCGTTGCTGGACGCTTCGACCTCATAGCCGTTGCCGCAAAACATAGCGGCATGGTGTGTTATGTTCAAAAGCACATCACCGCGAACAAGGCCGCTGCCGGTGGAAAGGTTGATTTTGCTTGTTACATCTTCAAAGCCGCAGCGCTTGAAAACCGCAAGCATGTTGCCGGTATATGTCGCGCCGTTGCTCTTGACCGGCACACCGGCGTTTTCCCACGCCTGAATTACAGCGGCGGAACAGTCAAAATCTCCGTATTCTCCCCATCTGTAACGCTGGTCGTAACCGTGGGCGGGATCGTCCGCCCACGATTCCATTTGAGATATCGCCTTTTCAATTACGCTCATTCGGCGTCAGTCCTTTCGTCCTCTTCCGGGCACTCTTCCGGGATACCAGCAAGGGAAGTCAGCAGCGAAAGAACACCGGCCAGCAGGGAAGCGCTGCCCACCATGAGCCAGTTTACTTCCGACATCACAGCGGACGTTCCGATGGTTGCAACCGCAGTCTGCGCAACGGTCTTCAGCGCACGGATGCCCGCAGCCTTGATCCAGTTCTTCCAACATCTTTTCATTGTTTTTCCACCTTTCTTAATTTGATTTTTGGTATGAAAAAAGGGCTTGCGATTCCGCAAACCCTTGATACCACTATGATTTTTTACTTGCCTGTAACTTGCAAGTTGGTATCAACTTGCAACCAACTTGCGACTATCTTAAAACTAAATGGCATAGAAAAAGCACCGTGCGGATGCATGGTGCTTTTAGATTTATACTGCTGTGGACTTTAACTGCTCCTTATATCTTTCATAGCTTACCTTGGCTTCTATCGGAGCGTCTTCCTTGACTGTCGGAATATGGTTCTTCAGCTCCCACCAATCGCGGTTGCTCATCCAATACATATCCAATTTTTTCATTTTTTACACCCTTTCCTTTAGCAAACGCAGAAATTCGGCTGTAAACTCTGAACTGTTTGAATTGTCTTTTGCCAGAACTTCAGATATGATCTCGGAATAAAACTTTTTGCTGAATCTATTTGCGTTCGAAGCACTTTTAGTCGGATTGTATGAGATTGAATACAGCGATACGTTTTCTTTTAAGTAGCTGATTACTTCATCAACGGTCAGCTCTTCTTGAAACAGATTATAGTATGCTGCTTGCGAAATTTCAATACCAATATTGCCGGTTCTTTTTGATATAATATGCCCGAACTCATGCGCTGCTATGTCTTCAATTCTTGTGGCAGCAAAGTTTTTATCATTCAAGATGTTTTCAGCAGTAGATTGCCGATTCCGAAGCGCTTTTGTGTTGAAGCGGATCGTGTTGTTGACAGTTTCCGCAAAGTCAGCATCAGCCATTTTACCGCCTGTCGTAACGGTCAGCTTAGACGATATTCCGAACGAATCGCGCAACTGCCCCAACGTGTTTATTTCTGCTTTCAGAAGATGCGGATCACCGTCAAATTCAGAAAGGTCAACGATGTTGATTCCTCGCTGCTTGGCATAGTTTTTTATCTCTTCTATTTCACTCGCAGAAATGCGCCTTGGGGATGTGCTCGACCAATCGTTACCTGCTTCCGGTTCAGCCGCCATCTTTGAAACATCGAGATACTTTTCCCGGAACTCTTCAAAGTTTTTCGTCTTGTCAAGCCCGAAGAATTCAGCGCGGTCTTTGAGCGTTTGCAGCTCTTCTTCACCAAGCGCCCACCGCGCCCGTGTGTTGGACGTGCAGCGGCAGTTTACCACTTCGGCAGCGCTGCCGTTGGGATCGCCGGGAAACATAAGCCCGTTGGAAAACTTTTCGTCAAGCTCTCTTATCTCTCCGTCAACGCGCCTGTGGGAATCTCTTGTGCGCCCGTCAAGCGTTGCGTCCCATTGCTTTACAACGTCTGCGCCCTTGGCCTTTGCCGCTTGCTGCGCATCCACGGTTGACATTTGCTGTATTCTGTGGCCTTCCGTCCGGGCAATGGTCTTTGCTCTGGACAATGGAGCGCCGGACACGTTGCCGATGTTCCGGGCAATGTCACGATAGGGGAGAGAAGAAGCAATGCCACGGCTGATCTCCTGCGTGATCGTCTTTTTGAGCTTGGCAACGTCCACGCCGAGCGCATTGTAAAGGCCATTGCTGACCTTGGAATCTGTCAGAATAGCCTTGACCGCTGCGGCCTGATCTATCGGCGCAATGACCGGGACGCCCTGCTTTGCTATGTCGTACATCGTGCCGATGTATCCGTCATCGTAGCAGCCTTTTAGATAGCCTTCAATCGTGGCGTAATTGTCGCCGTGGAGCTTGTCCAGAATGCCGCTGACTTGCCCCTGAAGGGCTTTCTGATACTGCTGCTGATAAACCTTTGACCGTTTTTGCGATTGCAGCAGCGCCCTTGTAGCATCGTCAAGGCCGTCCTGCGAAAGTGCTTCATCCAGCAGATCAATGTCAGCCTGAAACTGCTTGACCTTTTCGTTGATGTCCTTCAGAGCCGCCGCATACTGCTTTCCCAGCTCTTTTATGGCAGCTTCTTCGCTGTCAAGCAAAGACTGCTGCACTTCTTTTTCCCATCGGTTCACATTACATCACCTTCCGGCACAATGCCATTCAGCGCGGTCTTGGCTGCCGCTGTCGGATCATCTTCCGGCTTCGGCAGATTGTCCTTTACATCGTCGTAGTCCAATTCAAGCGCTTCACAGATAAGCTGCATGGTCAATTCCTGCCCAAGCTGCGCGGACGTGTTCAGAATGGTTGTGATCTTTGTCTGCTGCTCCTGCGCTTTGGTAAGGTCAATCTGCGCGTTCTCCTGCGCATTGGTGATGATCTCGCGCTCGAAGTCAAAGTAAACGTCCTTCTGTTCGTAATCCGTGTCGTTGGTGTCGTTGATCTCTTTCAGCACCAGCTTCAGCAGCTTCCGCATGAACTGAAGAAGGAATGGCTGCAAGCCGTCACACTTCAGGTCAAGGTTTGCATATGCGGACTTGATCGCAATGGACGTGGTGGCGCTGGTGTCCTTCAGTGCTTCCGTGTTCACGCCCTGACCGAAACGGAAGATGTTCTTTTCGTCCACTTCCATCTTCGTTTTTCGCGCTTCCACGGGGATGTCAACGGTCTTGATGTCCACGCCGCTTCCTTCGCCGCCTTCAACGCCGATGTGCTTTTTGACCCTGATGTTCGTCATAAGCTCATCCAGATTGTCACTTTGGAAGCCCTTCACCACATACAGGGCTTCGTTCGTGTCCTGAATGTTGTTGGAAAGACCGGCGTTCATCAGGTCGTAATCATCAATCAGGTCTTTGATAGGCTTCAGGCCGCTGATCTGCTTCTTGCCGTTGTCCAGACGGAAGAAGGGAATGACGCCGTAATCTTCATAGTAGGTGGAATCATCGCCGTCCTTCTTGAAGATGATATGCGGACGCGGATTGATGCCGACCGAATCGTCTTTCACGATTGAGCCTTCATCTTCCTGAACATAAAAATAGGTCTGGGCTTTGTCCCAAACCTGAATACGCTTGATCTTCTTGTTATCCTTGCCGATACGGTCAATGAACCAATAGATGACATAGGCACATTTATCTTCGGTTTCCTTCTCGCGGACTTCCACAACGCCGATGCTGTCAGCCGTCTGGAAAGCCGTCATGTCGCTTTCGTCCTTGTAGGCATACATATACGCAAAGCCCGTGGAAACAGCGCCAACAAGCAATTCTGACAGCTCTGCAACGAAGTTTTCATTTTCGTTGAAATATGCGTCAAGCTCTGTCTGAAGTTCCGGGATGTCGGACTTCACAAAGCCGCCGTGACCGGAAAGCATATACTGTGCCTGTTGATCTACCAGCAGCCGGAAGAACGGATGACTGATCTTGATGTTGGATTTTGTTTTGTCCTCTTTCAGTTTGCCGTCTGCGTCAATAAAGAAGAGTTTATAATCCTTTATGTCGTGATTGCCCTCATAGTAGCGCAAGCCGGTCTTTGCGAGCTGCTTCTTTGTGCTGCTCGCGTCACGCTCAATAAAACTTTTGATTTCCTCAATGGAAAGCATGGCTTTTCACCTTCCTTTTTTACTGAAGACCGATTTTCAGCAGGACATAACCGACCATCGCGGCGACGGCAAGAAGGATAATCTTTTCGACCACCATCTCCCAGCGTCTGCCATCCCTGCCCATGATCTTCTTTACATCGCTTTTTATTTCGGCAACATCCGCTTTAATGTGCGTCTGCTCGGACGCCATGACAGCGACGGTCTTGATCGTTTCGATCATTTCTTCCTGCTTTTTGTATAGCTCATCGATTCTGTGCGTGTTGGATTTAGATCGTTCTTCCACGGCGGTCAGCCTTCTTCCGTATTCATCCATGTTGTGGCACTCACTTTCACAATGTTAAAAATTTAATATAGCCAGCGTTTGACCTTGCGCCAGCCTTCCACGCCGTAACGCAACGCTGCCATTGCGTCATCTTGGAAGGGGACAGGCTCATCAAGATATTCGCCTGACTTATCATCTTTTTTCCATTTCCATTGCTGCAACTCTTTTATTGTGTTCACGCAATGCGGATGGACAAAAATTTTCCGCTGCTTGAGCCAGTCAATCTGTGCCTTGACGCTTCCGGCGCTGCCGCCCTTGTCCACGCCACGGGCGCGGAAACCGGCCTTCTGCCACATCTTAATGCGGTCAGGCTCGGCGCTGTCGCACCACATCTGTTTATTCCGTGGAATGCTGGCTGCAAGCTGGATGATCTCTGCTGTGTCCTTTTCAAAGACGTAGATTTCAGACAGTATGGAAATGTCATCGTCCTTGATGCCCAGCAGCAGGATTGCGTTGGCGTGGTTAAAACCGAAGTCCTGCCCGATTGCTACATCGTCGTAATCATTCAGATTCAGGCTGACTTCTTTGATCTCCCAGTTGTGAAGGATCAGGCCGCCGATTTCGCCCCATTCGCCCAAGCCATAGATTCTGTAGCCTTCGGGATCGACAAGGCGGCGGCGCTCCATTCTGGCGCGGTATGCTTCGTCAATGAAGCGGTTCATTTGATAGGTACTGTGGTGTGTCAGTACGTTCGGATCGGGAATGTCAAAAAAGACCTTCTTGATCCAGTGATTCTTATTCACCGGATTGAATGTCATCCTGATTTGATAAAACTGTCCGGGCGGCAGCTCGCCGCGCAGACGGTCATCTATGATCTCAACGTCGGCCTGTGTCAGCTCGGTTGCTTCCTCGCACCATACGTCCGTCAGCTTGCCGCGCTGGAAGGTGATGGACTTCAGCTTTTCGCGCTGCTTGTCATCGTTCATTCCCCGGAAGATGATCTGGTTGCCGTTGGCCTTGCAGGTGAGCTTCAGCGGGGACATATTGATTTGCCAATACCGTTCCGCCTGATCGCCGAACATTCGATATACAGCGCCTGTAAGCTCTGCAAAGGTGCTGTCACGGTTCGTTATGTCAGACTTGCGGATGCATACCAGATTCCGGCCTTTGTCCTGCATCAGCCGCAGGATGTAATTCTGCGCCGTGTCAACACTCTTTCCTGATCCGGCGCTGCCTTTCATGACGATATAGCGCTTGTCGCTGCGGTCAACCTCTTTGAAACAGGGATTTGCTTGTACTTTGATGTTCACAACGCATCCGCCGCCTTAAACGCTTCAAGCAGCTTCGGAAACTGGATAGCGAAAAAATCAATCATTTCTTCGTTCTGCGCCCATTCGGAATTTTCGGCCAGACCGCTTTCAAAAAGAAAAGCGTGTATGATCTCATGCCGCTTGACCTTGTTGATCTGCACTTGCAGGTTTTTCTTGCAGTTCGGATCGCCCCGGTCTTTTTCGTAGGATTCAACAAGCAGCTCTTTGGTGGTTTCATCGGTAATTCCGTCAAACCCGTTCAAGCGCAAATCTTCATTTTCGCTGCATACGGTCAGTGTGTATTCTGTTCCGAGAACGTTAATTTTCATTCGTAATTTCCCCTTTTTCCAGCCGTCCGCATTGCCTTTCCGCGCATCTGTGAACTTGCATCAGGCCGACCGTAAGCCACGCTTGATAATATTTGCAGTAAGCAACAGGGAAGAAGGAAAAGTTTCCATCAATAAGAATGTGCTTTTCTTTCTGCCTTTCCGGGCGCAGCTTCCGGCGCTCATATCGTCTTTCCCTCTGTGCCTTTCTGTTCCCTTTGCTGCGGTTGCTCATTCGTCATCACCGTAATCAACTGTAATGTTCAAATCCATGTCTACGGTCTGCTCCACTTTATCAACAAAGATTTGGTGCGCCTTGCCGAGCAGCTCGGCGGCCTTCAGGCGTTCTTTTTCGTCAGGCGCTTTCTGAATAAGCCGCGCTTCGCTCATGTAATCGCCGACATTTTCAACAACGACAACTTCAGACTGTGATTGTCCGCGAAGAACGGATGTTAGATACCGCATCACTTCATCACTATCAGCGATCAGTTCAGCTTCCTTTTCTTTCATGCGTTCGTTTATATAGTTTTTCACGGCAAGCTTTGATAAGTTTTGCGCTCCTATCACACGCGCCGTCTTTTTGCTGTAACCGGCTCTGATTGCGGCTTGCGTCGCGTTCAGGTCAATCAGATATTCATCACAAAAGCGCTGCTGTTTTGCTGTCAGCTTTGCCACAATCATCACCGCCCTTCATTAAAACTTTGATAAATCAGCCTTTTCAATATCCTGCTGCCGGATTCCTTCAATCTTTTTTGGATCGCCCTTGTAAAACACAAGAACATTCTGATGCACCTTCACCGGCTTTCTTCTCGCTTCAAACTGTCTACCGGCTCGCATAACCGCTGTTGCATACTGCTCCAAAAGAATGGAATCAGCATACAGATGCAGCCCGTTTTCCCTGAATAAAGCTTTTGTAAGCCCCACAAAATCCCGGTAAGCGCCTTTGGAATCTCGAATTTCACCAACAACAAAAGCCGCAAAACTGTTTTCTTTCAGCTTGCGGCAGGATATATCAATGATTTCCTTGTATGCTTCCGAAAAATCGGAATAGTTCATGTTGGACAAATCCAACGGATGATCGCTGTATTTTTCAAGATTGTGATACGGCGGACAGGTGAAAACAAAATCCGCGGTTTCGTCTGCTATGTATTTATCTGCGTTCCGGCTGTCATCACACCACCAGACCGGACACACGCCCAAGGTGTCAGCGTTCATCTGGTTTGCGTCAACCTGCTTTTCGGAAAGGTCAATGCCGATGTAATGCCGTCCGAGCATTTCAGCCACAACGCCGCGAACCGAGCCACCGGCGAAGGGATCAAACACTATGCCGCCTTTGGGACTGTACCAGTTATAAATGACTTCACAAAGTACCGGATCAAAGATTGATGTCCCTGTCAGATTTTCGCTTCTCATTCGTGCGAGTTGTGCAAACCCTTTGCTAATCAGCGCTTCTTTTCTCCCGGCTGCGCTGTCAAGCCCTATGCTTTTCCATTCGTTTTTCCGTTTCTGCCAATAGCCCTGTTTGGTATCAAATACGGAAACAGGTGGGGCATAGGAAACGCTCTTGCAATTTACCCATGTAACCAACCCTTTCAAGGCATAATAAAAGCCAGCCGGGGAAAGGAGCAAAACCCGGCTGGCTGATCGCCATCTGTATAATTTTTCTACAATAACAATATCACATTTCAACTATCAATTTCTATCAACTGCTGTAATTATTTTCGGATTTTTTCAGGATTTCTTCCACCGCCTGAAGCGCTTTGCCGTGAATGCTCCACGTCCATTGATAGGATTTGCCGATTTCAAACGCGATTTGCTCCCATGTTTTAAATGCTATGTACCGCTTGCAAAGAACCTCGTGCATTTGTGTGTCCGTTACTTTGTCGATTGTGCCGACCACGGAATTTCTTGCATCTACAAGGGAATCAATCTCGCGGTTGATCTCTGCTTCAAGGTCAATGAGCTTTGCCATTGCGTCCGAAATCTTGTCTTGTCCACCGCTGCCGGAAGAAGGAACGTCCCGCAGCGTGGGCGTGATCTTTGTCATCATCGCCTTCAAGCGGTCACATTCTTCCAGCTTGGCGTTGATAAGGGAATCGTAACGCCTGATCTGCGAAAGGTATTTCTTCACGTCTGTCATTCAATCACCGTCCTTTTTGCAAAATCATATACTGCCCGTATGTAAGCCCCATAGCGCTTGCCTTCCGTGCGACTTCAGAAAGCGTGTCGTGCTTTGGTTTTGTCTGCGCGTTCAGCTTTTCTGCCAGGTATCTTTCGTGGCGGAGAATGCTGTTTGCTTCTCTTTTGCACTTTTCGCCGCAATAGCGCTGGTTGTAGCTGATAAGATTAAAAACCTTGCCGCAGATTTCGCATTCTTTTGTTCCGCTAACATGAAACATTCAAACGATCTCCCATCCGTGTTCATCTTTGATCACTTCCCGGATTTCCCAAATGTTCAGGTTGCCGAGATTGACGCTTTCGGCAACGTTGTTCAGGCTTGCCTTCAGCTTCTGCACATCGTCCGGGGAAGGATGAAAAACGTCCATCCAAGCCCACACGAACATGATTTCGGCGGCTGTGACAGCTTTTGTCATGCTCACGCGCTCCGGGCGGCGGCGTTTGGATTTATTGCTCATTCCGTCACCACCTCATATAAAGACATTCAAGTGGGATTTCTTCTGCCTGTTCATAGATGCACGTCCGCAAAGATTCAAGCGCTTCAATCGCTCCGTCAATGTCTCCCCATCCGTTAGACGGGTTATATTTCAAATACTTTTTGCGGTTGCTGCGCAGCTCTTTAATTCCGCGTTCGACTTTCTCAATCACGAAATTGCACGGGTAATAACAAGTCCGCCATTTCCCGTTTTCATCCTGTTCCGATTGCGAATAGTCCCAATCCATACAGGCGCGGAACATTTTGCCGAGATTGTAAGTCGGACTTGAGAATTCCGGCTCTGCGATCCTTGCGTATCTGCCGCAGCCCTCGACTTTTACGCAAATTTCGATGTCATAGCTCATTCCACACCGCCGTCCTTTCGCTTTTTCAGTTCGGCTATATTCAGCATCTCGATTGCAACCGAGCGGAGCAGGGCAACCTTAATGCATTCCAGCTCTTCTGGTGTCATGTCGTTGCTGTCGAATGTGAATGTCGGCAGGAACTTTTCCACCAGCTTCTTGTAAATACGCTCGCGGCGTTTGCATTCTTGGATCGTCATTATGCACCGTCCCTTCTTCTGCCGCCGCTGCAAAAAAAATCATCCTCAACAGGGATGCATCCGTAAAATGCCCCCATTGGCTCTGAACAGAATCGTTTTCCAAACTCTGTCACGCCGCTTTTTTGACAGTCCTTGCAGCGCACCACCGGCGCAACGTCGGCGGCGGGGAAGCTTGAAATAACTTCCCGCGCATCACGCAGAGAAATCAATGTCCCGTTTACATTCATCATGTCGTCGATGTTGAAACGCTTTAGCAGTTTTTCGCGGTCTATGTATTCAGCCATCATTTTCTCCTTTCGGCGGTTTGGGAAGCGGCATCCAATGAGTGAACGAACAGGAAAAACCGCTCGGCGTTTCCCAGACGCCTTTTCCGCTGTGATACCATGCCATGTTCACATAGTGCATCTCCGTACTCCCGGCAAGAACAGGGTTTTCACCCGTCTTTGGCAGTCTGTCCTTGACGCTGATCCATTGTGGGACGGATGCGGCGGCAGGAATTGAAAGCAATCTCCGGACATCCCTTGACGTGTGACCATCCCACGGCTTTCCTTTGTCCAATTCCTCGCACTGAAACAGATCCCATTCTTTCAGCTCATAGTGGTATGTATAACATCCTTCGTCGGTGTCAAAGCCCATAATGAACCATCCCCCGCCGAAAGGAACGCTGCCGTCCTCGTGCCGCTTGCTTTTCCATGCATGCGAATTGTTTTTGGCAAGAGCGGCAGACAGAATAAGCCTTTGCTCATACAAGTCTGCGAAAGTGTGGTATCCGTCGGACATTTTTTCAACGTCAACGGCAGGGATAGCCCGAAGCGCTTCTTCTATGTCCATTGCTCGCCACCCAAAATACTTGTGTACCCCGAAAGGATCGCTTTCATAGATTGCTTTGATCGCCGCTTCGCGTTCGATGTATTCAGCCATTTTTTAAACCCTCATGCAAAACCGCCGAAACTTGCGACATGTCCAGATAAAGCGGTCGGTTTTTCGTGCAGCCTTCACAATCCAACTTTTCAAGCTCTCCTGTAATAGTGGAATGCGTCGCTGTCATTTTTTCGCACTCGATGACAAATTCATTCCCACTTTTGAGAATCACACGGATTTTTTCATTCATAATTCACACTCCCCCAGATAATCAAGCTCGAACTCTTCAAGCTGCTGCTGCGTCAGCGGCTCGGAATAGAAAAGAATGTTGTGATACTTGCCGCTTTCGTCCTTCTCGGCCATGATAATTGCCTTCATAGGTTGACACCACGGGGCAAAGCCCCGCGCCCTCATGCCGTATTTGTACATCATTCAGTTGATCCCCCGATCTTCAAAATCTCGCCGTCCATGCCTTTAAGCTGGATGCCCTTGATTGCTTCCTGAAGCGGAAGCGCAAGCTGCTTCTGCTCCTGCTCGCGCTTCGCCATGATTTCATAGCAGCCCCGGAATGCGGCGCGGTCTGCAACGGCATTTTCCGACGTGCAAAGGTTTCTCCATCCCATTTTCAGGACACAGCTTGCAGCGATGGGATCAACGCCGTCCAGAAATTCCATAGCGTCTTTGGGATTGTAATATCCGAACTTCCGGATTGCCGTCAAAACGGCGTCCCATCCGTCCTGCCATGCCCGCGGCTCTCCGTTGACGATCACCGCGCACATTTCCCGAATTTCTGCGATGGACGGCGACCATTTGTTCAGGCTTACCCATTTCCGCAAGCAGGTTATCGCCGTTTCCTGCGGGATGTCTTGCAGCTCTTGATACCACAGTTCCATTGCTTCTTTATTCGGCAGAATCTGTTCCCGTGGGAAATACGTCCGCAGCGCAGAAGCGAAAATTCCGAATTCCTGTTTATCCACTTTTTCACTCTCCCTTCGCCCATTCAGCGGCCATGTTGTAAAAGTCGTTCAACTCTTCGGCCTTCGTGTTCTTGCCGGTCTGCCGATACGCAACCGGCTTATCGTCATAATTTCCGTCAAGCACCTTTGCCATGTTGGAATCTTTAATAAGCCAGTCAAACGTTGCCGACCAGTTGCTGTTGTTTTTGCCCTTCAGGAAGGACGAAGCTTCCGCCTTTTCAAAAAGCGTCTTGAAATCGTCAAGGGAATAGGTGTTCAGCCGGGCTTTTATTGCTTTTTTCCGGGCGTCAGAAAGAGCTTTGACCGAAGGAAAAGAAACGCAGATGGAATTGAAGGCAGCAACGATGCCCTTATAATCAATCTTATCTTTTTCTTTTTCTTCTTCTCTTTCTTCTTCTATATCTTCTTCTGGGCGGCTAACATTAGCCTTACTGTTAGCCTTACTGTAAGTATTACAATAAAGAAGCTTTTGTTTTTCCCGGTATTGCCGCATATATTCCCGCTGACTTACCTTTTTCTTTTCAAGCTGGTCAAGATTCTGATGCTTGCCCCAGTTCGGAATGGTAATAACGCCGTCAATGATTTCAACCATTCCGAATTGTTCAAAGGTCTGCAAGGCAAGCTGCACCGTGCTTTCTTTCATTCGGAAAATCGTTGCAAGCATCTTGTCCGTGTAGGCAATCTGGTTGTTCATCATAAAGACGCCGCTGTTATTCATTTTTCCGGCAAGGCAAAGCAGCTTGAACCATACGACAATGATTGAATAAGCGTCCGGCAGACTTTCAATCAGCAGGATTTTTTCATCATCGAAGATGTCTGTCGTGATCTTGATCCACTTTACATCAGCCATACGATTCCGCCGCCTTCAGGGAATACCGGGCAAAGCTTGTCGGCTCGCCATAGCGGTTCTTGCCGCTGACCATTTCTTTTTCAATGGGGACGCCCATCTGCTTCAGGTCAGAAATTCGGGAAGCCAGACGCATGATCCCGTATTCCTGCATTGCTTCCAGACTTGTGATGCTGCCGTAATCTTCAAGATGCCGCTGAATGCGTTCGCATTGTGTCATGTTGTCAGCCCCTTTCATCTTTTGTGTGGGGCAGTCAATGCCGCCCCGTGATAAGTTCGGAATAATGTCCAGCGTGACCGTAATCATCCGCAGGAACTTTCCGTGATCCTGACTGGCAGCGGCGAGCGTCTGCATAAGCTTGAAATCGTTTTCGCCGACGCAGAAATGATATTTATCCGGATCGCAGTCCTTGGCCGGTTCGTCATCGTTCATCACCATAGCGCAATCGCCGATCCAATCCGCTTCCAAACACGGATGACTGTCCATTCTGTCCCAGCTATTCTTCGGATTCCGCATCCCCCGAATGGCGGCTGCCCAGCCGTAGGTTTCAACGTTTTCGATCTTCAGCATATTTACACCCCGCTGCTTCCAAAGCCGTTGCTGCCGCGCTCGGAATCGTCCAGCTTGTCCACGACTTCAAGCGGAAGCTTGATGACCGGCAGGATGACTATCTGTGTAATCTTCGATCCTGCCTTCAGAAGACACGTTTTGCCGCTGTGGTTGTAAAGCTTGGCAACGATGCTGCCGGTGTATCCGGCGTCAATAACGCCTTCGGACGTGATGCCGGACTTGACATTCAGGCCGCTTTTGCTTTTCAACATGCCGACCATGCCGACCGGAATCTGCATATGTACGCCGGTGTCAACCACGGCAGAGCCGAAGGAAGGAACAACCACGTCATGCGGCGTCCGCAGGTCAAGCCCAGCGTCATCTTCGTGCGCTCTTTCCGGCATATAACAGCCGGGATCAATGACAACTTTCATTTTCTTTTCTCCTT